AACGGGAAAAGATACGTTCATGAAGAGAGCGGCAAGAAATTCTAAGTTTGATGGATTAGAGGCTGGAGTAATTGTTAGAAAAGGTAACGAAACAACATTCCGTAAGGGGACATTGGTGTTAGACGATGAAGAACTTGTTGGCGGTTGGGCTAAAGTATACCGAAAAGACTTGAAAGTGCCTTTTGAGGTTACGGTTAGTTTAAGAGAATATATGAAGCGATTACCAGATGGCAGACCCATGGCTAACTGGTCTTCTATGCCAGCAACGATGATAAGAAAGGTTGCAGTTGTGCAGTGCTTACGTGAAGCGTTTCCAGAAGATTTTTCACAGCTTTATACAGCTGAAGAGATGCCAGCAGTTGACGAAACATCTTTAGATGAAGCTCCAATTGAAGTTCCGTATGAAATAAGAGAAATCATAGAAGAAGAGGAAGCAGAAGTGCCAGAAGAAACTGTTCCAGAAGAGCCAACGATAATAACTGCAAGTGCCAAGATAAACCCATTGCAAGCTCAAGTTAAACATGAAGAATCGCCCAAACCAGTAAAAGCATCTTCTAAAGCTAAAATTCCAAAAGGAGACACAAGACAAGCCTCGGCGAAACAAGTAAACTACATTGTCAGCTTAGCCAAGCAAGTTCACGGAAACTACTATCAGGATTACATTGATGAGTTCTTAGATGGATTTAACAAGAACAGTCTTAATGAACTCACGATGCAAGAGGCATCAAGCATCATTGAAACGTTAAAAATGAGAATGGGTGTAGCATCAACAGAGCCTCAAGCTTCAATACCCACAGCTACTCAAAGCACAAGCGAAATAATCAAAGAAGTAAACGCCGCACTTGGTGATGAAGATTCAGATGACATTCCATTTTAACGGTGGACGGGTTAAACCCGTCCACCTATTTGTTTTCAGCCTTCCAAAAGTTATCGTTGAAGTATTTTACTGCGTCTTCAATTAAAGTCCTTAGTTCCTCTTCTGTGTAACTTAATCCAAGTCTCTCAAACCAATCCGACAGCATTTCCAAGGCTCTTTCAAGTTTCTCTTCTCCGCCAAATTCCTTATACATCTGCTCAATGGCTCTAACTACAGTTCTGGCAAGCTCTTGCTTGGTCTTAATTAGGTCAAATATGTTTGCCCATCTGCTGTTTTTAATGAATAATCCAAGTAGGTAGCCAGCTATTCCCACTAAAACTACAAATAGTAACGCTAACAGTTCTTCCATTTACATTCACCGCCTTTCTATTTTTATTTTCCCGACTTGATTACATCATAAAGCCTTGATAACATTGCGCTTACTTCAGCACGTGTAACTGGTTTGTCTGGATTGAAATTACCCTTTTCATCACCTTTGNCTACGCCAAGCTTTTGCAGTTTCTCTATGTCCTTGTATGCCCAATGCGTTGTGGGAACATCTTTGAACAATAAATTCACCTCCTTAAGTGGCTGTTTGCCTGCCATTACTAAGATACCGTTTGCTATGCCAAGCGCACACTTCCATTGGAATATCTCATCTTTTAACAGTTTCTCTTCCTCTGGGTTGCTTATGAATGCAAGTTCCACTAATACAGCTGGCATGCGAGTGTATTTAGTTACATAGTAGTTTCCGCATTTGGTTCCTCTATCTGTTCTCTTTATCTGCTTAACTAAGTCAGATTGTATGCAGTTAGCAAAGACTTTGNTTTTAACGTCTTTCTCTGTATACCACGTTTCAGTTCCGTGCGCTGNCAGGCTGTCTGATGCGTTNCAGTGTATTGAAACAAAGTAATCCGCTCCAGATTTGTTAGCCACATCGCATCTTGCTTGCAGTTCGTTAGGCTGTTTAGCAGTTCTAACATCTTTGTCGCTTTCTCGTGTCATTACTACGCTAAAACCTTGTTTAAGCAGTATTTGACGTAACTTTAAGGCTATGGCTAAAGTGATATCTTTTTCAAGTGTTCCAGAATAACCTACAGCGCCAGGCTGACTGCCACCATGCCCAGCATCAATGCATATCTTCATTGTTATCAGCTCCCTTTTCTATTTCTTTCTTTCTAATGGTTGAGAGAGTCCATAGTTCACCCGTAGTAAATGCAAACCAGCTACCGACTAAGACAGTTGGTTCAGACCCAGTATGCCAAAACACAATTAATACAGCAGCAGCGAATATTACGTTTAAGGTTATCACTGTTGATACTACTTTCTTAGAAAACCTATTCATCTGTATCATCTCTTATCTTGTCTACTACTTCTCTTAATGCCTTAACATCTTGTTCGAGTGCTCTAACCATTTGTTTTAATTCTCTGGTGTCAATGGAATTACTGTCAATGCCGTTAGAAATGTAATCTACCTTTTTCTCAATACGACCTATTCTATTACTGATTTCTTCAGCGTCTCTCAGAGTTTCAACATGATTTGTAGTTTTATTTTGTAACATGAGAAATATTACATATACAGCTAAAAGAGCTACTGCAAGACCACCGAAATTTATAATGAATTTAATTATCTCTGTTTCCAATAGTTATCACCTCATTAGCTCAAGGAACGTTGCGTCGCTTGATGTTAATACCACCACCAAGCGGCTTTACTGTTATTTTATCACCAATGGGCTTAATGTTTATACCAACACCTATGGGTTCTATCATACTTGGAGCTGTTTCACGTTCATACCAAGTGCTTACAAACTTACCGTAAGACACCCCACTAAGTTTTACACTGGCATAAAGCGGCACACTACCGAATGCTGTTAATGTAGTTACTCCGCTTAGCTTTGCACTCAACGATGCAGTAGGATAAGCCGTAGCTATAGACATACCATATAGCTTGGCTTTAGCACTTATTGTCATCTGTGGCACAGCCGTAATTGTAGTGTATCCACTTAACTTGGCACTTGCAGATTTGGTTAATGTGCAGGAAGCCTTAAGACTGCTTACAGCACTTACAGTTGCAGCATTTGGCACTCTATACGTAACTGAAATTGTAGATGTAGCACTGCCTGTAAAGTGTGGATAGTGTATCTGCACTGCATTAAACTTACCATACGATTTAGCACTAATTTTAACAGTTCCAGTTTTTACTTTAGTAGACTTAGCTTTAAGTTGAGATATCGCCTTACCATTAAACTTTAACAGTTTAACTGAGTTGCCAAACGCTTTAATGCTTGTAACACCTTTAACTTTGGCTGTAGCTGTCTTTACGATTGCAGCTTCGCACTTAAGACTGGATACTGCACTGCCTCTGAAGTAATTAACTTCATCTGGGTTATACCCGTAAGCTCTTAAGGAAGATACAGCATTTAATTTAGCAGATGCTTGTATTTTGCGTTCTGTAGAAATTCGTGAGTAACTAATCGCAATTCCACTAAAACGGGCTGTTTTTACAATTCTGGGTATGGATTTTACTGAACTTACTGCCTTTAATTTTGTGCTATTACTCTTAACTACATTACCCACACATTTAATGTAAGACGTGGCACTGCCTTTGAATGCAAATACTGGTGGTGTGGCTGTAACAGTTACATTAGAAACTGCCTGTCCGATGAACTGAGCACTTATTACTGTGTTGCCTATAAATGTGCCATTAGATACTGCTTGCCCAATGAATGCAGGGTATTTTATTGTTATCGCTTTAGCCTTTACGTTGGAAACTGCTTTTAAGATAGCACGTGCAGTTTTAACCTTCGTGGCTCTTGCTTTTAATGAAGATACACCATACAATTTAGAACTATTATATTTAACAGCATTACCTCTAACGGTAGCTGTTGTTATCCCATTTAGTTTTGCCTGACAATACTTATGAACCAAAGGATTTAATGTTAAAGAAGAAACTGCTATACCTTTGAACTGACCTAATAAGCCAGTGTAAACAAATGCATTTGCAGTTAAGGAAGATTCGGCAGACCCGATGAAGCTTGCAGATAATACAATGTTTGCATTAGCCTTAATGGTTGATACGGCTTGTGATTTAACGCTGGCAAGTTTTACTGCATTAGCTTTTGCTGTTAGATAAGATACTCCGTTAAGTCCAGCTCTTTGCTGGTTAGTTCGCATCAAAGCGGCGGTCAGATAAGAAGTGACTTCACCACTAAAGCTTGCTTGAAGAACTTTATTGGCTGTAGCCTTAACAGACGATACAGCGTCACCTTCAAAACTGCCTGCTACAACAAGTGTTGGGTTAGCGGTTAACGATGAAACACCCCTTAATATCGCTTTTCTATGTTCAGCTTTTAAATAGGTAACACCAATTAACTCTGCAAATTGGTCATAGAATGCGAACTGTAAATTAGTTACTGTAGGATTTCTATTTATCTTTGCAGTAGCTTTAAGACGAGAAACTGCTGTGCCTATAAATTGAGCTGCCATATCACACCAAGTCCAGCAGTTTTGCTTTGAACTGTATATTCCTGCCAGTCAAGTCTTGTCCTACTACAATTGGTAAAGAACCGCCATTAGTCAGCTGAGTCCAATCAGATTGATTGTCTAATTTAGCGTAAACTAAGCACTCTCCTTGGTCTGCATCTTCTTGCCAGTAAACTCTGTGCTTAACGTAACTGCCTACTGTGGACAAATCATATTGTGGAGAAATGTAGTAACCTCCTCTCCCAAAGTTAAGTGCCCCGTTAAACCTTAATAGATATGTTGTATATTCATCTATCGGCAACGGCTGTCCGCTTGNATATGCGTTANTCCATTCTGTATCACTTCTTGCTATGGCTGATATTCTTAAATCGTCAAAGAGAGCATTGGCATGATTTGAACCATTATGGTCTGAACCGATATACATATTTGCTGGTAAATTACCTACNGGTTCTACATAGCTTACTTCCGATATTTTAGTTCCATTTACTGCTATAGCCATTAATGAGCCGTTCCCTCTTATCTTTATGTCATACCATGTGCCTACATTTAATACTGGTGCTGCTGCTGTTGAGGTTTGATATATTGTTCCATTAGATTTTACCTCTAAATAAGGTTTACCATCTGAACCTACTTTTAAAGCATAGTAGTTGTTGGCGTCTATATAATTCTCCCATAAATAACCTGTTTTGTTTGATACCACTTGATTAGAGGTAGGATTAAATTGAAATTCTAAATTCCAGTTGGATTTATTGAATACATTAGCATTTGGTATGGTCAGGGTCTCGGCTGCACGAGTGCCGTCAATGAAGCTGGTGGCGTAGGGTTTTTCTTGTACTTGCAGACCATCATAATCTATAATTAAACCCGCTTCTCCATCTGTTAAACCATAAAGATATACCCGCCCCGATTCATTAGCAGTAGCAGTAAAAGTGCAAATACCTCTAACCCATTTACCGACATTTTTAGCATCAGTAGGGTAACCATCAGGCCAATTAAAAAGATATTGCTGACCTCCGTCTTTATAGAAAGGTGCTTTAAAAGCATAACCTCTACTAAATGATTTCGTGCTAGCTTGATTTGCTCTTGCCCAGACAGTTACTGTATAAGTTCTTCCAGCAACAATTGACCAGTCTAAAAAAGCACCTTTCCAACCNCTTGAACCATCATGTATNAACGATAACCTTTTACTGCCAAATAAACCACCATCNTCACTAATTTTAATAGTTGCTGAATTATAATCTGTAGCTAGCCTCCATCCGCCACCAACATATGTTTGTACACCATTAGAGTTACTCGGGTCACCAATATGAGTGCCAGAGCAATCCTCAAAAGATTTACTATGAGGGAATATATTCGTCGTCCCTTCCTCCACCATAATCGCCTGACCGAACTTACCAGCTTCGAACCTCGGCACATTCACACTCACTTGCGTGCCACCGCTTGTGTATGCAACGGAATTACGTGTAAATGTAACTCCGACACTAGTTTGTGTATTGCCTATACAAGCAGTTTTAGTAGATAGCGGCAGTACTTCTTCTACAACACCGTTGTTGTTAACATCGTCGACATCGCGCTGNACTANACATAACTTGTATGATGTTCCGTCACTTACATATTGTATACCACTGTCTGCTGGATTGTCGCTAAGCATAGGTTTATTTGTATATGGATTTTTAGGTTCTTGCTTAAACAATGCTTTGAATTGCGAATCGACTAAGGAAATTGGATAAGAATTTGTTTGGTTCCCATAAAGTATACTGTTACTTTTATATGCACTGAGTGTTTTTGTTATTTCATTAACATTTTCTTCAAATATACGCATCTTGGTTAAGACTTGTGAATCCATATATTGTTCTATTGATAATGTGGCGAGTGCACCTATAATAAGTAGAACAATTACTAATTCTAACAAAGTAAATGTCTTTTTAGTCATNNNCTTTTTAGTCATATAATATATATAGCATATGTACTATGGCAATATACCGCTTTGNGCATCCAGATTACCATCAAAAGTCAGTTTTAGTATAGTATTTGCATCAACCGGAGCTGGTTGTCCGCTATTGTATATCGCCTGCACTTCATTATCGCTAAGCTGTCTATTATAAAGCGCAAAATCATCAAGCACGGTGTCTATTTGGTTGGCTCCTGTTTCCCAACACCCTACATAAACACCAATAAAGGATGACGGTAATGGTGGACTGAGTTGTTCACCTCTCTTAATCCCGTCAATGTAAAGAACCATCTTATTAGCGCTCCAAGTTATAGCAAAGTGATGCCAACCATTGGGTGTAATACTGTCATCCACTTCAATTACTTTTGCCGAGCCACTTTCATTCTTNANTTGAAAACGCCATTTTGCTGAATCGNNNNTNTGATATAACCAAATAGCTTTTCCGNTCCCACCTACATCTGCNCTAAATATAGTTGGATAAACATTAACGTTTTGTCTTTTGCTCGCATCATTTACATTCACCCATACACTGACCGAACCTTCTAACGGATTAACCACACTTATTGGAACTGTTACATTTTCTGCTTGCCTCGTTCCTACAGTCCAGCTTGTAGCGTATGGCTTCTGCTCGAACTGGAAGTTATCGAAATAATATACATCTCCAACTTGGCTGGTAGTTCCACTCTCCCAACCCGCTACCCTACATTGCGTTGAACCTGATGGAGCGGTAGCCGTAACGCTAATCCTTTTCCATTGCTGAGCTGGGACAGGAATGCTGTTTGACTCAAAAANCTGAACTAANTTTCCAGAACCGTCANAAAANAGNAGCATCGCNATAAAATTATGTGACGTTGAAGTGGCATTGTAAACATAATAGCTAAAAGTATAAACGTTACCAGCTACCGTAGGATAAAATGGAGAATAAAATCCTTTATTAGTACTAACAACAAGCTGGTCACTCTTCAAACTATATAAATCATTTAGACCAAACGATGTTTCAAGTGTAATTNATGAATNACTGNTATTGTTAGAATAGAACAGCGTTTTTCCTTGTGCATCATCGCTTGGTAATAAATTTGTTGTTCCTTCTTCAATCAATATGCCCTGCCCAAACTTACCCTGTTCGAACCTCGGCACATTCACCGCAACTTGCGAACCATCACTCTTATAAGCTATAGAATCACGAGTAAACGTTGGCTGAGCTACTGTCTTAATTACAAGCTTGCCATCTTCGGTCGGCTCTACATTCACCAACTCACCACGCAACCAGTCGCTAATGAACTGTTCCACCCTTGACAATGAAAACTGCCTCTGAACTTCTCTATACCCTACACCTACTTGCTCTTCAGCTGGTTGGCCTAATGCATTTACCACGGTAAACCACACTGTGAGCTCATCGCCGTTCCACTCAAACCTGAAATTCTTCACTTCAGCTGTTCTCGGATCTGTAAGCAAAGCTTCGGTAATCTCTCGTTCCAATTCCGCTTCTGTTACTGCTCGTGTAGGCTGTTTAAGACAACTTTCAATGTCAGCGCCATAATTCCAATCGTACACAACAAATGCCAGCCTCTGTGTCAATATCGCTTTTACACACCATTGCACCCAAGCTGTCAAACCGTCTACCTCTACCACATCACCGCTACCTGTTTGAACAAAATCGCATATGTCCCAATCCCACAACCAACTTTTAGGGAAAGCTACCACTGTATTTTCTGTAGCACCCACTATATCGGGCATATCGAAACGCGGATATAAATCGCGCATGAACTCACCACCTTTGCAATTACGACAGGGTCTCTATGCTGATTAACCCATACCACCAACACCCTATCGCCACTTTTAAGCTCGGGTTTAATTTTTATATTCACCTTCTCAACAGTGCTCTGTTCCCAATCCCACCTTGTTTGTGCGGTATGGTATATGTCTACTCCTTCTATCGGCTTCCCTTCTTCGTCTACGGGATACTCGCCAACACCTACCAACGACCAAAAGGGAAACTCAACCTGTGCAGTAAAATCAGCTATCAAATAATCGCCTTTCTTTATCGGCATTGCAAACGTATCAAGCTTCAAGCTCATATCTGGCTGTATCGTTCCTAATTCAATGCTATCAGGTTTGTTAGCTATTAAACTAATTCTTTCATTTAACACTTTAGCCAAATCGTCAATGTTTTTCTTATTCATTTTAACCCCACGCTCATAGTTAAACTTGTAACATTATGCTCTACGGATACGACTTGGTAATACCCATTTAACGTCCCAGCAACAACTTTCACCTTATCACCCTTCCTGACAAAGGGAACATCTACGCACCTAATTGTTCTGTCTTTCTCTGGCTGTCCGAACTCCTTCAATATCTCTTTCGCATTCTGCTTTGCATCGGCTAACTGTTTCTAGCTTACCTACAAGGGATTGAAACATATCCACGGGACTTGTAGTGTACCATATGCGGTAGGGTTTCTAGCTTACCTACAAGGGATTGAAACAAAACTAATCAGGGCGGGTGGTGAAGCGACCATTAGTTTCTAGCTTACCTACAAGGGATTGAAACGCTGGTTGGCCTAATGCATTTACCACGGTAAACCACAGTTTCTAGCTTACCTACAAGGGATTGAAACAGAATTTGGGTGTAAAAAGTTTGGATGATATTTCGAGTTTCTAGCTTACCTACAAGGGATTGAAACCCGTTACATCCTCTGTTCAGGAGTATCAAAATAAGAGTTTCTAGCTTACCTACAAGGGATTGAAACAAGAGTGTCCAAGATAGATTGTACAAAGCAGGTGTTAGGTTTCTAGCTTACCTACAAGGGATTGAAACCGAGCATTGGTGATCAGGCGTTCTACAATTGCTACTGTTTCTAGCTTACCTACAAGGGATTGAAACGACGATACAAACAAAGGCATATTTTATGGATATGTGTGTTTCTAGCTTACCTACAAGGGATTGAAACAGCAGCTCTTGATCGCCCTTAGCTATGGCATACAAAGTTTCTAGCTTACCTACAAGGGATTGAAACCCGTGAAATCGGGCATAATGTCCATTACTGGGTTACAGTTTCTAGCTTACCTACAAGGGATTGAAACTTTTATAAGCTCCATCAGGAGCGGTAACTGTAAACACGTTTCTAGCTTACCTACAAGGGATTGAAACAAATAACGCTTCCAATCTTCACATATCGCACATCATTGTTTCTAGCTTACCTACAAGGGATTGAAACACGGTTAGGATTGATGAAAAGCTAGAGATTAGTAGTGTTTCTAGCTTACCTACAAGGGATTGAAACTTGTAGGTGGATCTTCAGCAAGGGAACAAAGAGCCGCGTTTCTAGCTTACCTACAAGGGATTGAAACCAGAGAATACTACAGAGAATACAACAGAGAATAAAGGTTTCTAGCTTACCTACAAGGGATTGAAACGCTTGTAGCACTTGGGACACCGATATACCTATTAGCGTTTCTAGCTTACCTACAAGGGATTGAAACCGTTTACGGGGATACAGCTTCCAAAACTCTTCAAAACGTTTCTAGCTTACCTACAAGGGATTGAAACCGTTTACGGGGATACAGCTTCCAAAACTCTTCAAAACGTTTCTAGCTTACCTACAAGGGATTGAAACTTTGATAGCTGATTTTACTGCACAGGTTGAGTTTCCGTTTCTAGCTTACCTACAAGGGATTGAAACTCTGTTTANCTATGAGCGTGGGGCTAAAATGAACAAGTTTCTAGCTTACCTACAAGGGATTGAAACTTTAAGAGTGAGGATGACCGATATTATAGAGCTGGGCAAAGGTTTCTAGCTTACCTACAAGGGATTGAAACTGCAAATTGCTTTTAGCGCCGTTGCCGAGGCAGCTACGTTTCTAGCTTACCTACAAGGGATTGAAACCGTTGCCTGATTTTTCTATAGTTGGTATGGGTGAATATCCTGTCGATGAAGAAGGTACTCCGTTACCGCCAGAGACGTATAACACACCGCAGACGAGATGGGATTGGAACAGTAGGAAGATTGAGAGCGTAAAGATAGAATTAAAGCCACAGCTCAAGGCTGGTGATAGGGTGTTGGTGGCTTGGGTTAACCAGCATAGAGACCCTGTCGTAATTGCAAAGGTGGTGAGTTCGTGAGCGATTTATATCCACGCTTTGATATGCCTGACATAGTGGGTGCAGTAGAAAGCCAAGAAGTAGCTTTCCCTAAAAGTTGGTTGTGGGATTGGGATATTTGCGATTTTGTCCAAACAGGTGGCGGTGATGTGGTAGAGGCGGATGGTTTGACAGCTTGGGTGCAATGGTGAGTAAAAGCGATATTAACACAGAGGCTGGCATATGTTGTGTACGATTGGAATTATGGTGCAGACATTGAAAGTTGTCTTAAACAGCCTACAAGAGCAGTAACAGAGGCGGAGCTGGAGCGAGAGATTACAGAGGCTTTGCTTACAGACCCGAGAACAGCTGAAGTGAAGAATTTCAGGTTTGAGTGGAGCGGCGATGAGCTCACAGTGTGGTTTACCGTGGTAAATGCATTAGGCCAACCAGCTGAAGTGCAAGTAGGTGTAGGGTATAGAGAAGTTCAGAGGCAGTTTTCATTGTCAAGGGTGGAACAGTTCATTAGCGACTGGTTGCGTGGTGAGTTGGTGAATGTAGAGCCGACCGAAGATGGCAAGCTTGTAATTAAGACAGTAGCTCAGCCAACGTTTACTCGTGATTCTATAGCTTATAAGAGTGATGGTTCGCAAGTTGCGGTGAATGTGCCGAGGTTCGAAGCTGGTAAGTTTGGACAAGGGATATTGATTGAAGAAGGAACAACAAATTTATTACCAAGCAATGATGCACAAGGAAAAACGCTGTTCACTTCTAACGATAGCAGTCATTCATCAAATACACTTGAAACATCGTTTGGTCTAAATGATTTATATAGTTTGAAGAGTGTCCAGCTTGTTTTTAATATTAATAGAGGATTTGTTTCTCCATTTTATCCTACGGTAGCTGGTAACGTTTATACTTTTAGCTATTATGTTTACAATGCCACTTCAACGTCACATAATTTTACAGCGAGGCTCATTTTTTATGACGGTTCTGGAAATGTAGTTCGGAGTTTTGAGTCAAACAGCATTCCTGTCCCAGCTCAGCAATGGAAAAGGATTAGCGTTACGGCTACCGCTCTATCAGGTTCAACGCAATGTAGGGTAGTGGGTTCGGAGAGTGGAACTATCAGCCAAGTTGGAGATGTATATTATTTCGATAACTTCCAGCTCGAGCAGAAGCCATATGCTACAAGTTGGACTGTAGGAACGAGGCAACCTGAGGTTATAACAGTTCCAACGGCAGGGATATTGAACGCTGGAGAAGGTTCAGCGAGTGTGTGGGTTTATGTAAATGATTTAATTAAGAATACGAGCGCGTGGAGGTATATTCTCGCTCATGGAACATCAGACACAGCTAATTTTATTGTCCTTAGACATGGAGCAGATAATATGTGGTATGCGATGACTTCTAATGGAGCAGGTCAGCAAAGTATGGTTAAGATAAATGATACTTTGCTGATTGGCTGGCATCATTTCGCTATGAGGTGGTCTGTAAGTGAACTTGCTCTGTTTATAGACGGGGTAAAAGTAGGCTCTGTAAACAACCCTTATTTACCTTCAACTATGAACAATAATTTTAGCATAGGCAGATGGCTTCTTGACGCGTATGGTTGGACAAATACCTACATTGATGATTTAGCGCTTTATAACCGAGCTTTAAGCGATAATGAAGTGCAGGCGATATACAATAGCAATCAGCCAGCTCCGATAACAGAGAATACCACATACGCCTTGAGGTTTGATAATAGCCTTAAAGTTGGCCGTGGTGGTTATAGGTTAAGCAAGCCAATATACTTAAAGAGCCTTGGAACGTGTAATGGATCAAATATTTCTTGGGAAGCAAATATCCCTGCAGGGTGCGATGTAAAGGTTTATGCGTCGGTAGATGGAAGCACGTTCCAAGAGTGTGAAAACAATGCTCCAATACCAAGTTTGAGCGAAGGCGTTAGTTTGGTTGACAAAGTGCTCACCGTTAAAGAAGTGTTGCTGACCGAGGATGGCGTTAATAGACCCGAGCTTATGGTTGTGCGTTATAATGTAGATGGAACAGTCACGTTGAGGGGGTGAGAAGTTGGACTTACCAGAATACCTAACAGACCAAACGTTTGAAACAATATTAGCAAGATTGTTGTCCTATGTACCAGACAATTATGACAAAAGCCAAGGTTCATTTGTTTATGATGCATTAGCTCCAGTTGCCGCAGAATTGACACAAGCTACAATATGGGCGCAAGAGGTATTGCGGCGTGGATTTGCACAGACAACGTTTGGTACATATTTGGATTTGAGAGCTGAAGAACATGGATTGTCCAGAATACCAGCAAGCAAAGCCACTGGGTATATAATATTCTTTGGTGATAGTGGAACGGTAATACCAGAAGGAACGATAGTGTCCACCCCTTCATCGGAATTGGCACCAGCAGTATTTTTTAGGACTACCACGCAAGCGGTGATAAGTGATGCAGGAGAAGTGTCCGTACCCATAGAAGCCTTGGACGAAGGGATTGAAGGGAATGTCGCCGCAGGAGCAATAACAGTGTTAAGTACTCCCATTCAGGGCGTTGCAAGGATTGAGAATCAGCAAGCCACGAGTGGTGGTGCAGATACTGAAGATGATGCAAGTTTATTGGCACGATATTTGGAATGGGTGCGCAATCCCAGTGCAGGTGGTAATAAAGCTGATTATGTAAAATGGGCACTTGAGGTTGCAGGTGTTGGAAGTGTTTCGGTAGTACCGTTGAAGTATGGCAATGGAACAGTTAGCGTAGCAATTGTTGATAAGGATATGCAGCCAGCCAGTGAAGCGTTAGTTCAGCGAGTTCAGGAGCACATAGCACCAAGATNGTTGCATGTGAATGANGCAGAGAGTTTGACTATTTCGGGGTATGGAGTTTCAGTTTCAAATGGGCAGGTAATTTTAAGCTATAGTTCGAGTGGCACTGGGAAGGTTACACATACGCAGTTTGATACGATGCTTGAACAACCAGGAGTGTGGAACGTCATATTAGATTTGTCCACTACAGGCAGCGGTACAAATGATTTGCTGTCCATAGGTGTGTGGGATTTGACAACTAATGCATGGGCAGTGGTAGATGTGTCCAGCCAAATACAAGCCAAGACAATTTATTCAGCCAATGCATTAAACCCGTTGTCAAGGGTCTATCAAAGGTTCTATTGGAATGGGCAAGACCATTTGGAGTTGCGCATTGAGAGGTTGCAAGCAGATACCAATTCCGTGGTAGCGATTGACAAAGTAGAATATCAAAGCATTTTTTCCAAAGATACAGGGGAAGGATTAGCACCAGTAGGTGCGAGGGTGTATGTGGAGCCAGCAACCGCAATACCGATAAACATAACTGCGAATATAAGTGTTGTGCAGGGTTATGATGCTAATGCGGTAAAGCTGAACATTACCGAGGCATTAAGAGAATATTTGAAGTCACTGACTTTTCAAGCCGATAACGATGTGAAGTACGTTAAAATTGGGGGTGTCATCTTGGATGTGGCGGGGGTATCCGATTACAGTAATTTGCTTATCAATGGCGGTACGAATAATATCGTTATAGGCGAGCAAGAAGTAGCAGTGCTGGGGACGGTGGCATTGACATGATAAGTGAAGCAGGGAATAGGATGCTTGACAATATGCCGCAGTATTATTTAACGAGTATCGTAATGCGTACCATATGGGATGCGCAAGGTAGGGAGATTGACCAGCTATACCAAGCACTGGATGAAGTGTTAAAGCAGTTCTTTGTGTCCACAGCCACATGGGGCATTGATAGGTGGGAGCAAGAACTCGGTATTGTGTCAGATCCGAATAAGCCGATAGAACAAAGGCGTTCAGTGGTAATGACACAGTTAAAAGGGTTTGGAACAGCCACGATAAATTTACTTCAAAAGGTAGCAGAAAGCTTTGAGTATGGCAAAATTGATGTGATAGAGGATATTCCCAATTATTCCGTTAAAATTGTGTGTGTTGATAGGATAGGGCAGCCACCCAATTTGGCGGATTTTGAGAATGCATTGAGAAAGGTTTTACCAGCACATTTGAATTTTACAATAGAGTTCAATTACTTTACATGGCAGGAATTGGACGAGATGTTGTGGACATGGGACACATTTGATGGATTGAGTTTGACATGGGACGAATTGGAGGTGTATGCGTAATGCCCGATTTAACTCCGAGGCTTGGTTTGAAGAAGCCAAAAGCCAATGAGATAGTGAGCAGGCAGTCGTTTAATGAAAACTATGACATTATCGATGAGAAGGTAGCCACGAAGTCAGAATTTCAAGCACATACAAGTGCGAGTAACCCGCATAACATTACCCCAAGTTTGATTGGTGCAGTAAAGAATGCGGGAGGTGTTGTTCAAGCGCAGGTAGGTACTTTAAGTGCACGACCGAGTGCAGGTGTGGTGGGAAGGATTTACATAGCTACCGATACCAAAGCGATTTATTACGATAATGGTTCAACGTGGGTGCAGGTAGCTACATTAAGCTGGAACGACTTGACGAATAAGCCGAGTTCATTTACACCGTCAGCGCATGCAAGTACCCATAAGACTGGGGGGACGGATGTAATAACACCAGCTGATATAGGTGCGGCGGTTAATGTTGTTTATACAGCTACCATTCAGGCAGCAAATTGGAGTGGGAGTTCAGCTCCATTTTCACAGAGTGTTTCGGTAAGTGGGATATTGAGTACGGATACTCCTATCATAGATGTGGTAATGAGTGGAACGTATGGCACTGATATTGAGAGAAGTTCCCAATGGAATTATGTTTATCGTGCTGTTACAGAAGCTAATTCTATTACGTTTTACGCAAAGACAAAGCCAACGATTGATTTACCAATACAAATAAAGGTGGTGAGATAATGGGAGAAGCGATAATCAGTAGGCGTGGCGGGAAGTATGATATTGGTGCTTACATCAAAGACGATAATTTACAAAAGGATAATTCAAAAGGTAATGGCAACGAAATATGGAGCAAGACAGATGTTAGCGATGGATTTGGTATAGCAGTAGATTCTGCGGGTAATGTTTATTGTGCTCATGATGTTGGCGTTGGTAATAAAGCAATAAGAAAACTTGATAGTAATGGCAATGAAATATGGAGTAAAACTGATGTTGGCTATGGTTATGGTATAGCAGTAGACAGTTTAGGTAATGTTTATTGTGCTCATAATGTTCCCACTGGTGATAAAGCAATAAGAAAACTTGATAGTAATAGCAACGAAATATGGAGTAAAACTGATGTTTTAGGTGGTTNTGGTATAGCAGTAGATTCTGCGGGTAATGTTTATTGTGCTCATTATGTTAGTGGTAATAAAGCAATAAGAAAACTTGATAGTAATGGCAATGAAATATGGAGTAAAACTGATGTTGGCTTTGGATTTGGTATAGCAGTAGACAGTGCGGGTAATGTTTATTGTGCTCATGCTGTTGGCACTGGTGGTAAAGCAATAAGAAAACTTGATAGTAATGGCAACGAAATATGGAGTAAAACTGATGTTGGCTTTGGTTGTGGTATAGCAGTAGACAGTNTAGGTAATGTTTATTGTGCTCATTTGGTTGCAAGTGGGAGTAAAGCGATAAGAAAACTTGATAGTAATGGCAACGAAATATGGAGTAAAACTGATGTTGGAAATGGTCGTGGTATAGCAGTAGATTCTGCAGGTAATGTTTATTGTGCTCATAATGTTAGTGGTGGTAAAGCAATAAGAAAACTTGATGGTGCTACTCATTATAAAATCATTTCATAAGGAGGCAGAAAGTAATGAAATTTTTAGGTGATTTAGTGAAAGTAGCTGAGGGAAAATATAGAGTGTTTCAATCCCTTGTAGGTAAGCTAGAAACATTGCTTTACCACCAGTGCCAACATCATGAGCACAAGTTTCAATCCCTTGTAGGTAAGCTAGAAACAGCCACCGTCCATGTAGCAAAGCGCTTCTTTCATAAAACTCCTTCCTCACTGACGGAGCCCCTTCTACGAAAGATTTTACCATGAAGTATTGGATTCCTCGGTGCTGTTGCTGAATCAGTGCATTCTGTCGAAGTCCCAGGTTTTTTGCATTATCTGGGGTCGACAGAT